CCGTCAAGTCGTCAATGAAGGTTGCCGTCGGGTAGGCTATGAGGGTTACGCTCATAGGATGTTATTGTCGTAGGCCACGGCCAACTCAATCTGCAACTGCGTGAGGCGGTCATTCCGTCTGGTTACGAATTGATACTGGTTGGCGTTGACCACCGCTTCCACAAGTTGGCCACCGAGTTCCAACCACACATACCCGCTCCGCACCATCTCAATCAGCCATTCGGATTCGGCATCGGTGAGCCAATCGCTATTCAGTGCGTACACGAAGTCAAACGACCCCGCCCAAACCTTGTTGTAAGTGGTGGTCGCATAGACATCCGAGTTATACCCGAACACCTCCCGCTGGATGTTGGCCCGCTTCCTGTTCTTCATCGTGAAGGTGTATGAATCAATCCCGCCGTACTTGTTCACGAAGTGGACTGGGATGGAATCAAACCGCTCACAGGGACCGAAGGTGAAGGTGGTTACATTTAGACCCCCAATGGAATTGCTGAAAAACTGCACCGTGTAGGAATCGCCCTCCACCGCTCCGCTCAATGCAGAAATAGTTCCCGACAAGTTCGCAGGACCGCAGGCAAATCGTTGGATGTTGTAGTCGGTTGTTCCCGAAAGGCTGGGGCTGACTGCAAAGTCGTAGTTCACGGATTTGTAGTTCACCCGTGCCGAAACGAGCCAAGTGTCGTCGGGCGATGCGGTTGTGTACTTGGTGGCGTTGATTGCGAGGAAGTTGCTCCCCCCATGGTACACCGTAAATGCTCGTTGGGTTGTCAGCGGTCGAGAAATTTGAAAACTGCTCCCGATGCGGAAGTACGGGCTAAGGCTCCAGTCAGCCAACTCCAACTGCTCCAGGTTCCCCGCAAAGGCCATCACCCCGCTGACCGTTGTGGTCGCTCCTGTCACGGCGGGGGTGTTCCCGTACTCCTGCGTGAAGTCCAACCGATACCCCGAATAAAACCCCGAATGTTCCACGAATCCCGTCTGCGTCAGCGATGGGGCGGTCGGGGCTACCAATGTTTCAACCACCTTCTGCACATCAAAGAATCCGAAGTTGGTGGTCGGCAGTTTGTCGCATTTCAGCCTTGCCAGCGTCGTGCCTGCGGGGTTCTTCACATCGCAGACATAGCGGTAATTGGGTTGGGCAATCAGCGAGCCGCTGACCTTGTAGAGCATCTTGTTGTAAACGGGGGTCGCTACGAGGGGCGAACCCGAAAGGACGGTTATGGACATGGGTTATCGGGAAGTTGAAAGGCTGACCTGCTTGCCCAAGACATCGGAAATAGTATTGACGAGCAAATCTATTTGTTCGGGGGTGAGAGCGTTGGTGAGGAACTTGGTGGCGTAAAGGCCACGCCTGCGGACAAAGTAGGTGATAGACCTTGCGTCTGCGAGTTTCTGCTCTTCAACGGTCCGCATGGCTTTCTTCTCACGGGAATAGGTTGGCGTGACCAAAATCCCTTTGTCGGTAATCCAGTCCGCAATGGCTTGGGTCATCGGTCCAACTTGGTCGCTCTTGCCTCCGCCTTTCTTCTTGAATGAGAATGGTGAGTTTGGCGCACGGGTTGAACTGACGGTCCCTCGCACACCTTGGTCCACGAATTTCCAGTAAGGGTTGGCAAGAAGGTTGACCGCAATCTTTTCGGCAGTCAAGGGGATAGGGTCAAAATCAAGGCTTGCGGATAGCGTTCCCTTGGCGTTCACATCCTTCCCGTCCTCCCGACCCGTGAGCAGGTTCTTTTGTGCAAGGGCGATGATGTTCTTGAGCCAATCAATCAGCACCTGCTGCCTTGGGTCAACGCCTCCACCTTTCGGGCCTACGGTTATACCAATGGCTTGAAGGTCGGCGGTTTTGACCTCCTTCAAACTGCCGCTTCCAAACTTGGCAAGTATTTTGGTTTCCATGGTGGTAAATGTAACCCGCCCAGCAAAGTGTCCTACTTGCGGCGCATCCGCTCCGCTTCCATCCGTTCGGCTTCCAAGATGTCGTGTATCAGCAGGGCGTAGTTCAGGAACTCCACCGCCTTCATTGCGAAGATGGCCTCAAATTTCAGCACATCCTTGTTGGCCATCCGCCACACCACCATCAGCCAACCGTAGCCAGCAAGGGGGTTGGTTATTGGCCCTGCATCCCTTTCGTCAGGTGCTTGGAATAGTCGCTCAAAACTTTCAAGTAACTTTCGGAACTTAGCAAAAAAAAACTGACCACCCCCCAAACATCGCCAATCTTGGCGTGGGCTTTGAGCAGTTCGGCCCGTTCTTGGTGGGATGCCCCGTCGTATTTCTTGGGGAAGTAACCGAGGAACCCGCCTTCCCTGCAAAGGGTCGCCATAATGCGGTGCAGGTTTTGGACGAGTTTCTTCTCGTCGGTGGTATCGGTGTCCATTAGGTCTATCAACTGCCCCGCCGTGAGTTCGTCTGTGAACACCGTCGGAATCCACCACTTGCCCCCCGCCTTGAACCGCCTGCGATAAGCCAAGGTCGGCAGTTCGTTCCACTCCGCTATGATGGTCTTGTAACGCTTTGTCAGCCCCTTGGCGGGCATTTCTCGGACGAGCGATACATCTACCCCCTCCACTATCGCCACGACCCCTGCACGCTTGTCGTAATCGGTCAGCACGGGCGAGAACTCCAGCGCAGCGATGCGTTGGAATTGGTCGATGGTCAGGTCTTGGAGTTTCATTTTTGGAAGTACCATTGTTGCGTGCCTGGGACAACGCCGTGCCGTCCCCCGAAGAATTCGCCCACCGCCTTCACAACCCCTGGCCATCCCGCCGTGTAGTCGTCCCCGCAAATAAACCCTCCCCGCTTGACCTTCGGGAACCAAGCCTCCAGGTCCGCAAGCACGGGTTCGTATTCGTGAGCCGCATCGATGTAAACGATGTCAAATTCACCCTGCTTGAATAGTTTGGAGGCAGCGATGGAATCGCAGTTGTGGGCCCAAACTTGGTCGCATATCGGAATCATGTTCTGCTTGAACGCCTCGTAGGAAGGGACCGAGTTGCTGGCCTTGTGTTCGGGCGAACCTTCAAAGTGGTCCACCGCTATCAACTTGTAGTTCTGCCCCCTGCTTACAAACACCTCGTCAAAGATGGCCGTGCCTCGTCCGAGGTAAACCCCGATTTCAGCCATAGTGATGCGAGGCTTGGGGGGCAGGGTATCAAGGATGAACTGAAGGAGTTGGCCTTGTTCCTGTGGGCTGGACCAGCCGAAGATGTGGTCGTGTTTCATCGCTTAAAGATTTCTTTGATGTTCCTACTGTTGTCCCGATAATTGTTGGATAGGTGATAGACCTTGCAATGGTCCGCAAGTTCGCCCTGCTCGGTCATCTCCAGCATGGGCTTTAGTTCCAAGGACCAAATGGGTAGGGAGGCAAGGGATTCACGGTAGAGGCCGTTGTTCGGTATAACCTGCAACGCTTGCGGGTTGCGCCTCAACACCTCGGCAAGACGCTTGGTACTGAACATCCAAAAAGCGTGGTAGTTGATGTAAAACGGGAGGCTTGCGTAGGTCTTCCCGTTCCACTCCTTCCACATATTCGGTGTGGGATTGAATGTAATGTCGGGGCTAAATTCGCCTTCCACATTGGGGTAGGTTTCAATCCGAGTGAAGGACGGGTACAAGTTGTCCTCAAACATCGGGTCGAACTGCTTGGTGAAGTTGACGAATCCCTCCTTGGGAAGCATCATGTCGTCCTCAAAATACGCCACCCAGTCAAAGTGCCGATACACCTCCGCAATCCTGTGGCGGTGCTTGCTGGTCAGTTCCCAAGGATGCCCCATTGCCGTGTGGGTGTGGAAGGTAACGGGAAGGTGAGCGAGTTCGTGAGCGGCAGCGTGGTCGTTGGTGTCTACGAAGATGTCCGACTGCACGGGGTAGGACTTGATGGCCTCAATGACCTTAATCAAATTCTCCACCCTATTGGGGTGGTGGTGGTAGGCGATATTGGCGAGCAGTTTCATGGTTAGAATGTGATGACAAACTTACTTGGGTCGGGCCATCCTGGGTTGGGGTCGTACACGGTCATGCCTTCACGCTTGCCAATCCAAGTTTCGGCCTGGTAGCGATGCTCACGGAGCGGTTCACCGAGTTCCCGTACATGGGACGACTTGGCCCACCAAAAGTTACCTGCAAAATATGGGTAACCGTCGGGATTGTTTTGATCCGCTATTTGGGGGAACTGCTCGGTGGTGAGCCAATGCGTTCCAACGCAATCCACTTTCTCCAGTTCTGCAAGGGAGCGTTCCCATGCGACAATGTCGGTCAGCGTCGCTTGCTCCCAAGCGTTGGTTCGGGTGACCACCACCTTGATTTTGGAAGCCACGAGGGAATTGTCCAAGATTTCTTTCACGACCTTCCGCTGGTCGGGAGGTCCGACGATGCCCACCCGAATCTCGTCCAACTGTTCTATCAGCCCGTAGTTGCACAGGGCCATCATGTGTTGGTGCATGATCAGTTGCCATTGGCCGCCTCCGCCGCAATAAATGTGGTAGTAGTGGATGAGTTTCATTGGGTGAAAAGGAGGGTTAAGATGCAGCCGATGAAGACCAAGGCCAGCACGACCCGACCGATGGCCAAGGCGAGGTCAAGGAGGGATTCGAGGTTCATGCCCCAAAGTTACACCACCAAGTACTTCCCCGAGTTGCTGACGGCCAATTTGTTGAGGGCCACATATCGCAGGGCATCGCAGGCGTGGTTGTAGGAATCAATCGGGACCCCCGTGTCCTTGCCGTCTTTATCGGTGGCCCAAGTGTACGAGCGGAGTTCTTTTATCAGGTTGGTGGAATCTTTCGTGACATGGAGGTTGAACCGCTTGACGACATCTATCCCCTGCCTGACCGAATCGGGTCCCTTGCTCGCTGGCTTGATATTGAAACCCAGCCGATAGATTTCCTCAATGCTCTTGGGTTCTGCTGAATCGGCCACGATTTCCCAAGCCCTTGTAATGCCGAACTCTTTCAGTCGGGTGGCGATGTCGGAGTTGGTCAGCCCCCGATGGTAGAGCAACTCATGCACAAACAAGTCATCCCCCCTGCGGTACACGGCAACCAAGGCTGTAGGGTCGTTGCTGAACCCCCAGTCAAGGCCGTAGGCGACGAATTTCATCGTGGATGGGTCTATACCTTCAACCACCGTGTAATCGCCGTAGATAGCCCCTTGGAGCGTCCCGACTTGGCCCAACCCGTAAACCTTCCACCAGTTCGCCCAGTAGGCGGAATGCTCCGCTTTGGTGCGGTTTAGTTCAATATCGTTCCGAATCGTATCGGGAAGCGCCTCGTTGTCTTGGTAGGTCAGGATAAGGAACTCCGCATCCGTTTCGGGAAGGACCTCGGTGTGCGCCCAAAATTCGTGGGTGGGGTTGAAGTCAATGTAGATTTCCTGCGATGTACGAATCGCCAACTGGTAGTAGGAATCGAAGTCGATGTTGTTCGCCTCGTTGATGTAAAGTATCTGCCTCCTTGCCCCTCGGAGGCGTGCTTCCGAATCGGCCGAAAAGAACTCAATCGTGGAACCGTTGGCGAAGTTGTACTGGAGCAGGGTCTTGTTCCAGCGGTCGGGAACCCAACGGTGGGTCCATTGCATAATCTTGGCGAAGTCCTTGATGGCTCCCCGTCGTAGGTGAGGGACGGATTCGGACACCACCGAAATCTCCGACTTGGGATGGCGGGCCGCATGGTCAATCAGCACCGCAAGGATGCCGAAGGTTTTGGACGCACTTGTGCCACCTTGTAT